GCGCTGGTCCAGTTCGGCGCTCGCGAGCCGGTTGTTGAGGTCTTCCAGCTGGTCGGCGGCTTCCTCGCGGGCCTGGGTCAGATCCTCCTGTGCCTGCTTGGCGTCGCGGACCGCGTCGGTGAGGTTGCGTTCGGCGTCGGCGACCCGGCGCAGCGCGGCCTGCCGGTCGGCTGCTGCCTGCACTTCGGCGTCGCGGACGTCCTCGGCGGCATCCTTCACCCGGGCCTGCGCGTCCGCGATGGCGCGGGCCGCGTCCTGCTGGGCTTCCTTCAACGCCCGTGAGGCCCGCACGACGTTCAGCTGCGCCGTCTCGACGGCACGCGCGGCCGCAGCTGCGGACGCGCCGCTCTGGCCGCTCTTGGCGCCGGCCGCACGGAACGCGTCCCCGACCCCGCGCAGGCCCACGCCGAGGGCGGCGACGCCGGTGACGAGACCAGCGAGGGCGGGCACTGCCAGGGCGGCCGCCGGGCCGATCTGGATGAGGCTGCTGCCGAGGGACGCGACGGCGGGAAGCGCGGTGAGGGCGGCTGCGGCCAGGGCGGCGAGGCGGGACGACAGCATGCCCGCGGACCCGGCGGCGCCGCCGAGGCCGGTGAGGATGTTCAGGGCGTTGCCGTCGACGTCGACGCGGACGTTGACGGTGCGGTTGCGGGTGAGGAGCGCCAGGTCGTCGGCGGCGACACGGGTGTCAGCGTCTGCGAGGACGCGGGCCGTGCGTGTCCGAGTCAGGAGTGCGAGGTCGTCGGCTGCGGCCCGTGTGTCCAGGTCGGCGATGATCCGGACGGTGCGGTCGCGTGTGAGGGCGGCGAGCTGGTCCTCGGCGAGCTGGCGGGCGGACTCTTCGAGGTCCGCGATGATGTTGACGGTGCGGTCGGCGAACAGGAGCTGGGTGGAGGCTGCGGTGCTGTCGACCTTAGCGGTGATCTTCGCGATGCGGTCGCGGGTCAGCAGCGCGAGCTCGTCCGCCGCGGTGCGGGTGTCCGCGTCGACATCGACGGTGACCTTGTGCTTCTTGTTCTTCAGCCGGGTCATCGCCGTGTCGTAGCCGGACTCGTCGGCCGTGACCTCGACGTAGCCCTCGGCGATACGGAATGCTCCGGCCACCGTTACCCTCCCTGCCCCACGCTGACCACGCCCGGGAATTTGGCCCGGAGCTGGGTCAGGCTCAGCTCTGTCACGCTGCTGTCGTCCCGCCCGGGGGCGGGGGCGCTGCTGCTGCGGGTTGGGGTGGTGCTGCGTACCGGCGCCCGGTGTTCGCGTTCCTCTTCGGCGCGGGCCGCCATCACTCCCTGGTAGGCGGTCAGCCGGTAGGCGAGGGCGAAGTAGCGGGGCCCGGTGACCTCCTGCTCACAGAGGTCGATGTGGTAGATGGCCAGGAAGTCGGCGTCGATGTCGTCCTCGTGGTCGAGGACCCAGATGGTCTGCCCGGTCCGTTCCTCGATCGCCTCAAGCCAGTCGAGGGCGCGGACGGCGTCCTGGATCGAGGTCATCCACGCCGGGCTTTTCCCTCCTTCCCCTCCTGCTTGCCGAGGGCGAGGCTGACGATGATGTCGACGATCTTCTCCAGCTGGTCGTCCTTCAGCCCCTTGGACTGCTCCAGCGCCTCGTAGGCGTCCTCGCCGAGCACGCGGATCAGCAGGGGTGCGGTGGCCAGCTCGTGCCCGCGTTCGGCCGCTTGCCGCAGGTACTGCAGGGCGACGCTTTTGGGGATTTCCTTGGGGATCGTGTACTCGTCGTCGCCGATGTAGAAGAGCGGCACTCGCTCCTCGACGACGTCCTCGTCGGCGACGATGCGGATCGGCTCGAAGTCGAGACCTTCGCTGGTGCCGTTGATGGGCTTGGCCGCCGCCCTCTTGCGGGCGGCGGTCGCCTGGCGGGTGGAACGGGAGGTGGTGGATGCCATGGGTGGTGCTCCTCGGGTGGGCAGGGTCAGGGGGCGACGGGTCAGGTGACTTCGTCGACGATGTGGAACGGCTTGATGCCCTCGGACACGTAGTGACCTGCGAACTTCGCCGGGATCAAGGTCATCTTGTCCTTGGTGTACGCCTGCTCGACGCTGTCGATGTTGAGCATGCGGCGGCCGATCACCCGGCGGTTCAGCTGCTCGGGAGCCAGCCCGTCGAGGATCACCGCGAAGTAGTCCGGCTGGTTCGCGCTGGACGAGACGTCCGGGTCGAACGACTTGTAGCCCACGCCCGACGCGGCCGTGCCGCCGTTCAGGGTGATCGCCAGGTTCTCCAGCGTCGCCTCCGCCAGGGAGGTCTCGATGGTGAAGTCCTGCTTGGTGCGCCGCGACCCGACGCGGAGGGTGATCTGGTCGACCTCCAGCTCCACGTAGGTCTGGTCGATCACGAGCTTGACGCCGTCCTGGGTGCCGCCCAGGTCCGTCCAAGAGGAGGCGGGCGGCGCGGTGTTGACGGCGGTGTCGGCGGGCTCGGTCGCGCCGAAGTTGCCCTTGTACAGGGTCGCCGGGCCCTGCACGAGGTTCGTTGTGGTGACGGCCATGGATCAGCTCTCCTTGCTTCCGGCCGCGCCGGACGACGTCTTCTTCGAGGCGGCGACGGGTGCCGCCACGGGTGCGGGCGCCGGCGCGGGGGCTTCCTCCTCGATGAGGAGGCCCTGCCGCTTCAGGTCGAGGTATTCGGCGGCGCCGACCTCGAACTCCCGGTCGGGCTGCATGGTGGTTCGGACGGTCGGCATCAGCGGTACGCCTCTCTCCGGAGTGGGAACTGGTGGTGGGAGAACTGCGGGTGGAAGCGCAGTTCGATGGTCTGCTCGGGCGGGATGCTCGGCGGGCACGGCACGATCCGGATCGGACCGGCCAGCAGGAACTCCAGCTCCGGCCGGTCGCCGTGCACGATGACGCGCCCGTTCCAGGAGAGGAGCTGCCCGTGCGGGGTGTCCTCCTGCACCGCCCACATGCGGCCGCTCATGACGGCACCTCCGTCCATGCGATGACCAGGCCGGGGATCGAGTAGCGGGCGTAGGAGGAGGCATCGTCGTTGATGCGGCGGTGCTCGCCCGTCGTGTACGCGGACAGCACCCGCGCGGCCGGGTAGCCGGTCGGCAGGGTGAGCGTCTGCGGGATCGCGTCGTGGTCGTAGCAGGCGGCCTGGATCGCCTCGGCCAGGACTGCGGCCTTGTTCCACGGCGGCTTCTGGCTGTCCGGGTTGTTCGCCCAGCAATCGATGCCAATCGCCGGCTCGCGCAACGGCACGTACAGGTTCGGGGTGCCGCCGGCAACGACGAGGGTGCAGAACCCGGATGCCGCCCAGGTGGTGTTGTCCTTCGGCAGGGTGGTGGCCACGCGGTCGCCGACCACGGTCTTCAGCCAGGCTGCGGCGACGAGTTCGGGGGTGGCCCGCAGCTGGAGGCTCATGCGGTCCTCCGCTGGAACAGGGCCGGCCGGAGGTACGGGTAGGGCTTCGTCGTGTGGTTGTACACGGCGCCCACCGGGTGGTCAGCACCCTCCCAGAAGAGGGCCTTCTTGTACTTGGGCTTGATGACGGGCTGGAACGAGCCCAGCTCCACGGAGGCCGCGTAGTTGCAGTCGAGGGAGCCGACGCGGAGCACCTTGTCGTGGCACTCGGCGCGCAGCGAGTCGTGAAGGCGGCTGGTCCTCTTCGGGACGTAGTCCTTGGCGTCGGACAGGATCGCGGCGCCGATGACGTCTTCCATCCACTCGTTGATCGCCGCGTCGACGTGGACGCGTGCGGAAGGGTCGATCCGCACACCGGATCGCGCCATGGCCGCCTCCTCTCCGAAGCCGGTCTCGTGCTCGTGGCCGCCCGGTCTCCCCAGGCATGTGGCCCTGTTCGGTTGTCAGGTCGTGCGCCGCAGGTCGAGCCTGCGGTCCACCTCCATCGCCGGATTCGCCATGCCGGACACGGCGTCGACGATGTACTTCACACCGGTCACCTCGTCGAGGAGCCGGTCTTGGTCGGTCACGTCGGTCCGGGCCGGGACCCGCGCGACGGCGTAGCGGACGATCCGCGGGGTCGGGTTGTCGCGGGTGGTCACCCGCCGGGACTGCTCGACCAGCGACGCGGGGATGCCGGTGGCGATCGGGGTGTCGGTGTCCTGCTCGTCGCCGTAGTCATCCGTTGTGGTGCCGCGCAGGATGGTGACCTTCGTGTTCGCGACCGCCTGCATCACGACCCCCCGCCGTAGGGGGCCCACGCCTGCGAGTCGTCCGATCCGTCCGACAGCGCGTTCCCGGTGACCGGTCCGGCGCCTTCGACGGCTGAGCGGATGTGCACGGTCCTCGACCGCATCCACGACACCCTGCGCAGCGCGCGGGCTGCCATGGGTGCGAGGACCAGGCCGTCGCCCTGCAGCGTGGTGGAGACCTGGTCCTGCTGGATCTGCGTGGCATCCAGCCGCGTCTCCAGCCCGAACTGCCCCGCGATCCATGCTGCTTGGTAGGCGACAGCCTGGCCCAGCCAGTGGAGATCCCTCGTCCGGATTCGCGCTGTGTCGGCGTAGATGCGGTTCGTGAAGACCTCGATGGCGGCCTGTGCCTGGGCAACCTGCTGAGCGGTCACACTGACGCCCGTGGCGTCGGTGACGTCCTGCACGGTGCACCAGGCGTTGGCCATGTCAGTCGCCGCCCTCGATCACGTCGCGGGGCGTGGTGGTGTCTTCCGGGTGGTCGTCCACCGAAGCGGGAACGGTCTCGACGGAGTAGGTGAGCACCGTTGAGAGGCCGTCGTCGTGGTCGGTGGCGCCGTCGAACGATGCCTCGCCACGCGGGTGCAGGCCGCGCTGGATCGCTTCGTTCGCCACGCCCGCCTGGTTGGCTTCGTGGTCGTAGGTGTCGGCGTCCCACTGGGCGGCGAGGATCACGAACTCCTTGACGAAGCGCATGCCGTCCGCGCCGTCCGCCGTCCGCTCGTCGACCTCGACCTCGGGCTCACCGGCCTTCGCCGGGTGCTGCTTGGCGCGGGCACTGGTGGTCTTCTTCGCTGCTGCCACGGCTCACCTCCCTGCTCGCTGCACCGCCCGGAGCCGTCGGGCGGTGCAGCAGTACGGGGTTGGTCAGCCGACGAGGATGGATCCGCCGGCCGGGTGGCCGTAGGCGAAGCCGCGCCTCGCGCGCATCTTCAGGATCGACTCGTCCGTCAGCGCGGACAGGCCGTCGCGTCCGTCGATGAACACGGACTCCGGGCCCGACCGGCGGCCGAGGAGGAGCAGTTCGGGGTTGACGAACGCCATGATCGGGCGTCCGGCCGGCGCCGACGTGGCCGTCGCGGCGAGCCGGGCTCCGAGGCTCCAGCGGACGCGGACGTTGAAGACGGTGTCGGGGGTCCCGTCGGTGCCCTTCACGAAGATCGGGTCTCCGTTGTCGTCCTTCACGCCGCGCAGGTACTTGCGGAACGCGGGGCTGGCGATGGCGACCATGCTCTCGGGGTCGAAGTAGTCGCCGTCTTCCACGTCGCCCATGGCGGCGGAGAACTCGTCGTAGGTGGGGGCGCCGGCCGAGGCCGCGGTGGTGATGTTCGCGCCGCCGGTGTAGCCGAGGGTGGCATCGGTGGTGTTCAGCAGCTGGTACAGGCTGGTGAACGGGATCGTGGTGCCGTTCTCGGCCGCGGACACGGCGAGGGACGCGTTGTCGATCATCTTGGCGTAGGACTTGGCCCAGCCCATCATCTTCGCGTCGATGATGTTGGACACGCCGTCGTCGATGTCCTCTTCCGCGATGCGGACGGCCTTGCCGAACTTCCGCGCGGTCAGGAGGACTTCGTCGTTCAGCGAGGTGTCCTCGCCGTAGGTGCCGCCCTTCGCGACGACCGCGACGTCCATGCCCGCGGTGCGGGGGACGTGCTTGGTGTCGGAGCCCATGGTGATGGGGACGGCGAGGGACTCGATCGCGGAGATCTGGGTGATGGTCTGGATGACCCTGGATGTCTCCCACTCTTCGGGGATCCAGGCTTCCATGGTGTTGCGAGCCACGGTGGCCCTCCTGCGGGCGTCGTGATGGGGAAGCTGGTCGGCTCGGGCCCCATCACGGGCGCCTGCAAGCGAAGGCGGTGGCTGCTCCGATCACCGGAGTAATTCACCTGGTGACGAATATACCTCCAGTCGTCAAGCCCTTCCCAGAAGTCGGGCCGCGTGGATCTCCGCGGTCGACTTCGGCTTGTCGACCGCAGCGGGCCGCGGCGCCCCCGTCGGGCGCACCTTCGGCTTCCGGGCCGGTGCAGCGAACAGCTCGGGGTAGTCCCGGGTGAGCTCCGCGACCGCGGCCTCCAAGCCGGTTACGGAGCCGTCGTCGTCCACCTCCAACCCGTCGAAGTCGACGAGCTTGAGGAGCCGGGTCAGCCGGGATTCGCCCTTGTCCCGTGCCGCCTGCGAGTCGGGGTCCTTCTCCTCCTGGAGGAACGCGAGCGCGCCGGCCTCGACGAGGGCGCTCCTGGCGGCGGTGCGCACCAGCGGGGTGCGATACCGCTTCTCGCCGTCCTCGCGGGCCTCGCGGAGCGCCTTCTCGTGCTCCGTCTCGCCGGCGCGGGCGGCGTCCTCCAGCTCCTTGTTCCGGAGACGGTGCTTCTTCCCGTCGTCGTTGGCCTTCTTCAGCGCGGCCTGCGTGCGCTTCCACTCCGCCTCCGACGGCGGCTTCCACTCCGGCTCCTTCTTCGCCGGGGGCTTCGGCTTCGGGGCGTCTGCCGGCTCCGGCTCGTCGTCGGCGGGCTGCTCGTCCTCCGGCTCGTCGTCCGGGGCGTCGTCGATCTCCACCTCGATGTCCGGTCCGTCGTCGTCCTCGGCGCCACCGGCGATGATGTGGATCGGCCGGCCGTCGGCCCGGTAGCCGATGACCGTGCCCGGGGGCCGGCTGATTCCGGTGATCGGTTCGGTGGTGTGGATGCCCATCTGTGTTCTCCCATCGCGGGGTTGACGGCGGCCCATCGGCGGGCCGCCGAGGCTCTTATGCGGCGGCCGGGAAGCGGCCGTTCCTGACGGCGGTGCGGGCGGTACTCGACACGGCGGGCAGGAGGTCGTCGACGGTGCGCAGCAGTTCGCGGGCGGCGCGGACCCGGACCGATGTCGGCTCCGAGGGGCGGGCCCGGCCGTAGCCGATCGACCGCTCGGCTTCGCGGCGCAGTGCCTCCGGGAAGGCGATGCCGGTCGCAGGCCAGCGGTCGGACCACGGCACGGTGCGGCACCGGCAGTGCGGGTGCACCGGCGGGCCGGGGATACCGGCTGCGCGGACGCGCCGCTGCCGTGGATCCCACGACAGCCCGCCCGGGAACGATTCGTCCTGGCGTGCGGTGCGTCCGCTGTAGGCGAGGCAGCGCACGCC